GCGGCTCGGGGCAAGCACAAGCGGAAGCTCATCGTCAACCCTCGGTATCGCAGGAAGTTCCGGTATCGGCGAGGCAAGGAGGAGATCAATGCCCGCATCGGGCAATTGCTGGAAGCCGGCCTTGAAGGTCTCGCTACGCGGATGGGCGCATGGTGTGCGGGTTATATCAGCGATGACGAGTTCGATCAGGACATTGAATTGGCAAAAACGGGACAAAATCTGACGGCAAAACCCCTCCCCGCCTGTCGTCTTAAATAGAGAACGATTTGGACGCCGTAGCTTAATCGGCAAAGCACCTAACGCGCTTTCCATCTCTTGCCCTCTGGGCCGAAGGCAAAGCGTTATCCGCTGATAACGGGGTGTTGCGGGTTCGATCCCCGCCGGTGTCCGCTCTCGTGTACGCCGTAGCTCAGTTGGTCAGAGCGCAGGTATCAGAAATCGCTTTCGAGTCTCTTGCCTGATGGGCCGAATCGGGAGCGTTATCACAAAGGGAACCTGTGGTCGTAGGTTCGAGTCCTACCGGCGTGCCTCCGGGCCGAAGCTGCATCGGTTATCTCACCTTCAGTTGACAAACACCGATCGGCATTCCTTGCCCGGCAAAACATTGGGCCGAAGCGCGTGGGTTATCTGGCAATGATGACACCCACGGCAGTTCCTCGCCCAATTCTTTCACTTGGAGATCGTTGGATGAAGACCCTAGCCAAGCACGTGTCGTCCCGAGTCACCCCGCAGAGCCTGCCGATCCCTGGCAAACGCCAGGCGCAGAACAATGCTGGTGGCTACAACCATACGCTGGATTGCTGGAGCAGACTAGAGCGGTTCTTGATCTTGGGCAGCGAGGGCGGCACCTACTACGTGGGCGAGCGCCAGTTGACGGCTGACAATGCCGCCGTGGTGATCGAGTGTGCGGCTGCCAACCCAACGCAGACCGTCGATACGATTGTTTCCATCAGCGAGTCGGGACGTGCTCCCAAGAATGACGCCGCGATCTTCGCTTTGGCACTCTTGGCCAGTCAGATGGACAACGATTCGGCTCGGCGCATGGCTCTTGGCTTTGTCCCGCACGTGTGCCGAACTTCAACGCACTTGTTCCAATTCGTCGCCAACTGCAAAGAACTGCGCGGCTGGGGCCGTGGTCTACGTGAAGCGGTTGCGGTCTGGTACAACACGAAACCTGCTGACAAGCTGGCCTATCAAGTCACGAAGTACCGCAACCGGGCTGGCTATACGCACCGCGACGTGCTGCGACTGAGCCATCCGGTGGCGACTGATTCCGACCACAACGCCCTGTATCACTGGATTACCAAGGGCGAGCTTCCGCCGTGTTCATGTGATCTGCGGATCGTCACCGGCTTCAATGAGATCAACAAGCTCGGTCCCAGTGACGAGAAGGAGGCCGTCCGGCTGATCCAAGCCTTCGGCCTGACCTTGGAACACGTGCCGAATACGCTGCTTGGCAGCCCAGCGGTCTGGGACGCCTTGCTGCCGAATCTGCCGCCCACGGCCATGATTCGCAACCTCGGCAAGATGACCAGCGTGGGCCTGCTCAAGCCATTATCGCTAGCGACGAAGCTGGTGTGCGACACGCTCACCAACACCGAACGGCTCAAAGGTGCTCGTGTGCATCCATTGTCCGTTCTGATTGCAGCCGACACTTACGGGCAAGGGCACGGGATCAAAGGCAGCCTCACATGGCAGCCGGTACAGCAAGTCACGGCTGCATTGGAGGATGCCTTCTACTCGGCTTTCGATGCCGTCGAGCCGACCGGCAAGCGGCATCTGTTGGCCCTGGACGTGTCAGGGTCGATGGGCTGGGAGTACCTGGCCAATACGCATCTGGACTGCCGCAAGGCCGTCGCCTGCATGTCGATGGTGACTCACAAGATCGAGCCGCAGACGCATGTGGTCGGCTTCTCACACGAACTGGTGCCCGTGGACATCTCCAAGAGGCAGGGCCTCAACGGCGTGATCCAGGCAATCGAGCAGATTCCGATGGGCGGGACCGACTGTGCCCTGCCAATGATCTATGCCCTCGAACACCGGCTCGAAGTGGACGCCTTCGTGGTCTACACGGACAACGAGACCTGGGCCGGGCAGATTCATCCCAGTCAGGCCCTCATGCAGTACCGTCAGGCCACGGGCATCAACGCCAAGCTGATCGTTGTCGGCATGACGGCCACCGGGTTTACGATCGCTGATCCGAACGACGCTGGGATGCTTGACCTGGTAGGCTTCGACGCCTCCTGTCCCGCCCTCATGGCGGACTTCATTCGCAACTAGGCCCTGAATCATCAGAGGGCCTCGGCGCGCAACTGCGCTGAACCTATAGACCGCACGGCCAATGACTAGGACTGCCTTAGCCAGGCTGTAACGGTGACACCCGCGTGGCACGCGGAAGCCGTGTGGAATGCCGAGGCCCTCTGAGCTTACACCATGTACGAGCAATACGAGAACGACTTCCAATTCGCTGTCAAGCTGCCGAACGGCAAGGTGATCTATCGCCTTGAAGAGGACGAAGCAGAAACCGTCAAGGAAGCGATTGCCCAGAAACGGCCTATTCCGCCGCCCAAGGCCCGACGACTCCTGCCATTCGGCGAGGGCGTTGAGGTCGTTGGCGATCGCGCTAGGGCCACCTACCGGGGCGCGCTCTTGGGCATCTTTCCAACACTCAAGCAAGCACTGAAGGCGTGGGATGCTGAGGAACGTTACGAGCGGTTCATGCTTGAGCAAGAGGCCGAACAACGATCCATCGACAAACGCTACTACTCTGATTTGACCTACGACGAGGACGGCTACAAGGTGTTCACGCCTCGGCCGAAAGTGCCATAACCATGATCCTACTGATAAGTGTTCTATTCCTGGCTATCACCACTTGTCTCCTGATTCGCGTGAGGCGACTCACTTGTGAATGTGGCCGCTTTCGTCACATTGCTCAAGCCTGGCAGGATTATGCCTGCGCTATCGAGGTGGCCTACGAGTGTGAAGATGACTTCGAGGACGTGTGTCGTTGTAAAGGATGGCACGTTGCACAAGAGCAGTGCGACAACGCCGTATTCGCTGTTCGGAGTGCTTTGGCAAAGCTCCAGGAACTAGGTGAATATCCAGATGCCTGGGAGTGCTGTCCATTCCTACCGCACGATGAGGATGACGATGAGTGACTTTCCATCGAAAGTCTACCTCGATACGGAGACGTGCGGGCTGCATTCCCAAATGGTGCTCCTCCAGTACGCTGAGGAAGATGGTCCCATTGTCCTCCACGAGGTTTGGCGGCGGCCAATCTCCGAGACTCTTTCCTTGATCGAATGGATTTGCCAGCATACCGTTGTCGGGTTCAACCTGGCGTTCGACTGGTTTCACATCGTCAAGTGCTACACGACATTCCGCTTGGCGAAACCCGATTGGATTCCTTGCGAGCATATCGAGGAGATCGCGCTGCTGGAACCGAAGGGTAAGGATGGCCCGTGCGTGAAGCCGGCTAGCGCCCTCGATCTCCTGTTACACTCCCGCAAGGGACCGTATCAAAGCCTGATGGCCCGCGAGGACATCAGGATTCGGAAAGTGCCCACCGCACTGGCCTATGCCCTGGCGCAGGAGTTGGAGCAGCGGATCGAGCTTGACGACATCTACTTCGCCAAGAGCGCCGACAAGGACGCGCCCAAGTGGCAGGCGTTTGATCGCCGCGATACGAAAACGGGCTTGGTGGACCCCGACTTCAAGGATGTCGTGCTGCGATTCAATCCGGCCGGCGGACTGAAGTTCCTTGCGGAACATGCGATGGGCTTGACGCCCAAGTATCACTACAAGGACGTTGAACCGGACCCCGCGTGGCGACCTTACGAACTCGGCTACGCCCCGACTGCCCTGGCCGTGAGCAGCCCGGAGAAGAACTGGGAAGTGTGGATTGAAAAAGATGGCAAGCAGAAGCTCGCGGGCCGAGCGTGGCCGGCTGTCATCCATCACTTCATCGAGCACTGGGCAGCGCGGACAGATGCCCGCGACTACGCAACCGACGACATCGTTTACACGCGAGCGCTCGATGAACATTTCGGCTTTCCGACGCCGGGCGATGACGATTCGATCTTGGCGTGCATGGTGCCCGTTATTCGTTGGCGCGGTTTCACCATCAACGTCGAAGGGATGACGGAGTTGTTGGCCAAGGCCCAGGCCGTGGTTGCGGCCTCTCCCGTCAACATCAATAAGCCGGCCGCCGTCCGTGCCTACCTGATGGAAGTCATGGACGACACCGAAAGCCTCAAGATTCAAGAGTCTACCAAGAAGCAGAACCTCGAAAAGGTCGAGAAGTACCAGGTCATCGAAGACGACGAGGAAGATGACATCGGCACCGATGGCGTTGAAGGATGGGACGGCATCCACGTCCACGAGTTCTGCATGAAGTGCGATAGAACCGGAAGGTATGAGGGTGGCGTCTGCCAGCGGTGTCGCGGGCGCGGCCATCTCAAGGCCGGTGAGCCTCACCCCGCCGCTGTGCGAGCTAAAGACTTGCTGAATGTCAAGCACGCGATCAAGGAGGTCGAGCTTTTCACCAAGTTGATCTTCGCTGGCAAGTTCCACGCGAGCTTCAACATCGTGGGCACGCTCAGCAACCGCATGAGCGGCGGCGATGGCCTGAACGCCCAAGGGATCAAGGGATCGGATGAAGTCCGCTGCATGTTCCCACTGGCTTGGCCGGGCTACAACCTCTGCGGAGGCGACTTCGACAGCTTCGAGGTCACGATCGCCGATGCGGTTTACAACGATCCTGAGATTCGCAAGACCCTTGTTACCAAGGCACCTTGCATCGACTGCAACGGTACTGGCAAGTGCTCATCGAAGAAGTGCAGGAAGTGCCACGGCGCTGGCACACATGAATGCGAGGAGTGCGATGGGACCGGCATTGGAACCAAGAAGATTCACGCCCTCTTCGGCATGGTTCTCTTCGATTGCAGCTACGAGGAAGTGGTCGCGGACAAGGAGAAGTACAAGAAGGGCAAGAGCGGCGTCTTCGCCGAGATTTACGGCGGCAACGAAAAGACGCTGCAACGCAATCTGAGCATCAACGAGGCGCAGGCGAAGAAAGCTCACGAGGAATGGGCCAATCGGTATAAGGGCATCGGCAAGGCCCGCGAGCGAACCATAAGGAAGTTCTGCTCGATGAAGCAACCCGGCGGCATCGGCTCGCAGGTCGTGTGGGACGAGCCGGCCGAGTACGTCGAGAGCTTCCTGGGCTTCCGCCGCTACTTCACCCTGGAGAACAAGATTTGCCGGGCGCTGTTTGAGCTTGCTCGGAAACCGCCGAAAGGCTGGCGGAACCACCCAGTCAAGGTCCATCGCAATGACAGGATTCAGACCGCCGGCGGTGCCGTTGCCAGCGCCTTGTACGGAGCCGCCTTCCAGATTCAAGCCGCCAACATGCGAGCGGCGGCCAACCATGAGATTCAGTCGCCCGGCGGCCAGATCACGAAGGCCGTGCAGCGGGCGATCTGGGACATCCAGCCAGCGGGAATCCATGAGCTTCTCGTCGGCCCGATGAACGTCCATGACGAACTCATGTGCAGCACGCACCCAAGCGTCGTGAAGCAGGTGACGGCAACGGTTCGTAGAGTCGTGGAGTCCTACCGCGACAAGGTGCCGCTAATCGGCATGTCCTGGTTCGAGGAGATGGCCAATTGGGCGGAGAAGAAGGACGGAGCGGAGAAGGTCAAGATTCGCGCGCCGGAGATGATGTAGCGTGACCGTCTTCAAGATTCAAGCCTACCTTGCCGCTGTTTCCGACTACGACAACGTTCTGACGTTCAGCCCGGACTACGTGTGGTCCGTGGCGAAGGTCTGGCGGCGGTGGTGGTTCCCTTGGCCTCGCATCGAGGTTGGTGTGGTCAAGAACCTTCGGCCGGCTGAGATGAAGGCCCTCAAGATGGCGCTTCATCAGGCTCGAATTCGCCGTAAGAAAGATAAGACCCGAATCCTGCGGGTCACGCAACTGGACGGCAAGGAAACGAAGACGGTGATCTGGGACAACGGCACGGTGCTGGACCCCATGATCTGGCCGTGGTACTGGCGGCTTATCCGCTGGCTATTCGGGAGACTGTTCGGCAGGAAGAAGCCGATCGCAAAGACGCAAAACAAAGGACCGGAGAAGAAATCGGAGAGGAAATGAAAATCCGAGTCGAAGAAGACATCGTGATCCCAGCGGGCATGGTCCTGGACGACGCGCCTCGCGTGACGAGGCGCTACGGTCCATTCTGCGAGGCCCTGATCGGCTTCGGGAAGGACCATACCGCCAGATTCACGATCGACCTGGACGCCGTGAAGGCCCATCCAAAGCAGTTCACTGTTCTTGAGGAATGAAGCGGCTGGGACGGCCCAAGCACGGGCCGGAATGGTACATCCAGCGCGACCTCATCACGTTCCTCAGAACGCGCGGTTGGCTTGTCGAACGCATGGTCGGGAACGCCTACCAGTATGGCATCCCCGATCTCTATTGCCACCATCCCAAATGGGGCGGCCGGTGGATCGACGTAAAGAACCCCGGCAAATACAGCTTCACACGCGAGCAGAAGATCAAGTGGCCCGTGTGGGAGCGGTTCGGTTGCGGCATCTGGATTCTAACGGCCGCGACCCAAGAGGAATACGACAAGCTGTTCGCGCCGCCGAACTGGCGTCAGTTCTGGAAGCCGTCCTGGCAGCCTCCAGACATCGACGAACTGCTCGATGAACTCGATCGCTTGGAGGCGGAACGTGAAGTTGCAGAAGAAACCTGAGCGATGGCAGTGCGCCGTGACGGCGTTTGCAATGGCGCTGGACATCTCGGTCATGGACCTGATGCGGCGCGTCGGCCACGACGGCAGCGAAATCATCTTCCCCGATCTTCCAGAGCCAGCCTGCCGTCGCGGCCATAACATCTACGAGTTGGCCGAGGCCGCACTGGACATGGGATGCGCCGTTACGCCGGTTCCGTTGCGGCCGGCAATCATACCAGCCTGCGACCGCACACGGCAGGTTGTTATCGGCATCGAGAAAGACAATTGGAGCAGATTCACTCGTCACTTGCTGATTTCCCGTGGCGTTATTGAGTGCTACGGCCCTCGGGGCACCCATGTAATTGCCTACGACACCGGAGTCATCTTTGATCCCGAAGGAAGTGCGTTTCCCTACTCGCGTGAAGCCTGTGAGGAGCGTGGCTACTACACAAGCTGCATTTGGCGAGTGGATCGCATCACACCATGAAGAGTTTACTGGAACAGAGTCGGGCTGCGGGCTACAGCGAGCCATTGTCGCGTGAAAAGAACAACGCACTCTACGAGCGTCTTGTTCAAGGCGACCAAGCCGCGCGCGACGAGATGATTCAAGGCAACATGGCGCTCGTCATCGTGCGAGTGGAAGCCTTTTTGCGCGAGTGTCCCCACTTCACATTCTTCCGTGACGACCTCGTGTCAGCAGGTCTGGTCGGGTTGTGTGAGGCGGTTGACATGATGCAAAAGAAGGGCCGCGTGAAGAAACCCAATCCCACGGGGTACATCTACACCGCCATCGACAATCATTTGGCAAAGGTCGCGGACGAGGAGTCAACAATCGTTGTGCCGCACGAAACCCAAAAGCTGGCACGTCAGCAGGGAAAACCGATTACGCCTCCACGAGCAGTTGGGCTAAAGGCTACGGAATCCTGCTTCTCACGGCTATCCACGGTTGACATTGCCGCCGGCCACGAGCTTGAGGATGAGATCAGGGCATCTTGCCGCGATGAGATCGACGTGAAGATCGTCGAGATGAAGAGTGCTGAGCACACGGATAGCGAGATCGCAAAGGCGGTCGGCATGTCCAGTCATTCGACCATCACAAAACGGCGAAAGAAGCTATTCGAGCGTCTCAAGGATCGACGCCCGGAGTACAGAAATGAGCCAAAAGATCACAGCTATCTTGCTCGACATTGATGGCGTCTCCAACGTCTTCCACAAACACGTATTTGACCATCTCGGCCTGCACTACCCGGATGATTCCGCCTATCCGGTCGAGTGCGGCTGGGACATTGTAAGTGCCGCGAATCGCTTGGCGGGTTATGACCGTTTCACGCCGGCCGGCTTCTGGAACTCGATTACGCGCGAATTGTGGGCTAGCACGCCACCCTCGCCGGAGTTCGGCTTCATTGTCGGTTGGGCCGAGGCCAGGGTCGGGAAGCAGAACGTCCACTTCCTGACCAGTCCGACGCTTAGCCCCGATTGCCTAGCCGGCAAGCTGGAGTGGATTCAGCGGTGTGCTCCGAAATGGATGCAGAGGCAGTTCCTCATCGGACCTTCTAAGCATCTCTGCGCAAAGCCCGGCGCTCTGCTCATCGACGACAGCGATAAGAACGTCGCTGCTTTCCAAGAACAGGGAGGCACGTCGCTTCTTGTGCCGCGCCCGTGGAACTCGCTGCACGGCCGTGACCCGATGAGTTATCTCGGCGAGCAATTTGGGAGATTGTGATGCCCATCCAACGAACGACGCAAAACGGAAAGCCCGGCTATCGCTATGGCGAAGCTGGCAAGGTCTACACCTATTCGCCAGGCAATGCAGCCAGCCGCAAGGCGGCGAAGAAAAAGGCGATCAAGCAGGGACTTGCGATTGCGAATCGCACTGGACGCCCTGCCCATTTCTAACCCCACAGGAGTGCTCGCAATGACGCACGACGAAACCCAGAGTGGCCCGCAGCCGGAAGAGCAGGCTCTTCCCGAGGCCCAGCAGAGCACCGAAGCCGCCGAGGCGGCCACGTGCGACCAGGCCGAGACGACCAGCGCCGACGCGCAGGTCTGATCGGGCTGGAGCCAGTGTAGCTCAATGGTAGAGCCGCTGACTTGTAATCAGCGGGGCGCAGGTTCGATTCCTGCCGCTGGCTTTTATGAACATCACCGTACATCTGCAACTTGACAACATGCCCGACGACGCCGATCTGGAGGTCGTCGAATCGGTCATTCGACGCCAACTCAACGAGTGGCTCGAATTCGACCGGCACCCGGATGACTTGGAGCCAACATGCAAACCTACTGCATAAGCGATTTGCACATGGGAGATGGCGGGCCGCGCGATAACTTCGCGCATGGCGACCGCGAGAAGCAGTTCAAGCGCTTCCTCAAAATGGTTGACGGTAACAACGGCCGGTTGATTATCTGCGGCGATCTGTTCGAGTTGTGGCAGAGCAACATCAGCAAGGTTCTGACGAATCGTGAACGGCTGCTGGACCGCCTAGCGGACATGGAGGCAATCTACGTCCTTGGGAATCACGATGCCGACCTTTATTACTTCATGCACAAGGAAGGTTGGCTGGAATATCCGTTCTTCTCGACGATGTGCGCTGAACACGAGGAGAGGATCGCTGGCAAGTCAGTGCGATTCATCCACGGTCACCAAGCCGATCCGTTCTGCTCCAGCGATACGCCCGGACTCGGACGGATCACGGCGATCTACTCAGGGCTTGCCGAGGATCGCAACGATGGGCCGATGCTCGACAAGTACCGCACGGTCGAAGACCGGACGGTCGGGCGTCTTGAGAAGCTCGTGAGCTTCTGGAACCGCCTGCGCGGCAAGCCCGATCGGTTCACGGCCATCAACCGCAACCTGCGAGAGATGCCGCCGATCGCCGACGTGACGGTCTGCGGACATACCCACAAGCCAGGTCGGATCGGCGAGTGGCACTACAACTGTGGCACCTGGGCCGAGCGGGTCAATAGCTTCGTGCGAATCACGGAAGGTGGGCAGTTCCGCGTGTTCGACTGGGTGAACGGCACGGCGGTCCACAATCCAACGGAGTTGCCAATATGATCTGGCTGTTCTTTCTGGCCGTCATCGGCATGACTCACATCCTGATCGACAGCGAGATCATGGAGCCGGTGGATACATGGGCGCGCCAACACCTGCCGCCGAAGCTCTACCACGGCTTGTTTGAGTGCTACCAGTGCGCGGGCTTCTGGTGCGGCGTCCTGCTCAGTCCGTTGGTCAGCCTCAATCCGTTCGTCATGTTTGCCTGCGGGTGCGCCGGCAGTTTCCTTGCCGATTACAGCGAGTCCGCATTCAAGCACCTGGAGCGACATAATGCGTCGTGAGTTTCTCCAACTGGCCGATACCTACAACCCGGACAAGCACAAGATCGCCGGCTACTTGGTCAGCGAGAAGCTCGACGGAACGCGCTGCTTCTGGGACGGCGGCGCGAGTCGTGGCGTCCCTACCGAACAAGTACCGTGGGCCAGCGTGACAGACCCGAAAACCGGCAAGAGAAAGTTGAAACTCAAGCCGAAAGCCACGGGTCTGTGGTCCCGGTATGGTAATCCGATCATGGCCCCGGATGATTTTCTGAATGCCCTTCCGGCGTGTCCGCTCGATGGGGAATTGTGGGCCGGTCGTGGCAATTTCCAGCTTTGCCGCTCGATCTGCGGCGGCGATGAGCCGGACCCGCGATTCCATCGCATCAGCTATGCGGTCTACAGCGCTCCTGCGCTTCCCTACGTGTTCATGTCGGGGGAGATCAAGAACGCCAACATGGTCCGCAGCCTGGCCTTCGAGCAGATCGAACAATGGTTCAAGCCCCGGATCGACAGGATGCCGGGTTATGGCTGGGTCAACACACCGGCGACCTTCAACGATGAGTTGATGTTCCTGCGCGAGTTCTTGGAGACCCAGAATGATCGGGTCTTCATTCATCAGCAGCTTCGGTTGCCGGAGGGTGAGGATGAGGCACAAGCGAATGTCAATGATTTCCTCCAAAAGGTTCTCGACCAAGGCGGGGAGGGCTGTGTGATCCGCGATCCGATGGCCCCCTGGACGCCGAAACGGCACAAGGGCTTACTCAAATTCAAACCCTACGAGGACGCTGAGGCTACGGTCGTTGGTTTCACGTCTGGTCGTGAGACGAACAAGGGCAGCCGACTTCTGGGCAAGATTGGCGCACTGATCGTGGACTACAGGGGCAAGCGACTGGAGCTTGCCGGCCTGACGGACGCCGAGCGCGAGTTTCTCAATCCCGACATGAGCCGCACGGCGGCCGAGCATCCGGGCGAGGATATGCCAGCATTCTTCCAGGGGAAGTGCTTCAAGACAGGCCAGACGGTCACGTTCAAGTACCGGGAACTCACCGATGACGGAATCCCGAAGGAAGCCCGCTATTGGCGACGGAGGGACGTGGAATGACCCTGAAGCCTGATTGGCAGCAGAACGACATTTCGCTGTTCTGCGGTGATGCCGAGCACGTCTTGAGACGGCTGCCAGCCGGCATGGTCGATGCGGTCATTACCGACCCGCCGTTCTTCCTGCCGGCCCAGCATTACGCCAGCCGGGCTGAGGATTGCTGGACCCGTTGCTACGCGGACCTGAGCATTCTGCGGGGCTGGTTTGAGCAGATTGTGGGCCTGTCACAGAAAGTTGCCGGCAAGGACTCACACCATCTGTTCTTCTGTGATGCCCAGAGCTACCCGGTGTTCTACGAAGCTACCTACAGCCTGTTCCCGCGATCCGTCTGCCTGGTCTGGAACAAGGAGCGGATCGGAATGGGGCGGCCGTGGCGGCATCAGCACGAATTGATCCTGGCGTGCTCCGGCACCGGCGCGACGCTCACGGACACCCAAGGGACTGTTCTATCGTGCAAGGTTGTTCCGACGAGCAATCGCATCCATCCGGCCGAGAAGCCGATCGAACTCCTGCAACGACTGGTGACTTTGATGCCGGGCGAGACGATCGGCGACTGGTTCATGGGATCGGGTGCCACGGCCGAAGCCGCGATCCGAAGCGGCAAGCGCTTCGTGGGAATCGAGAAGGACGCCAAGTATTTTGCTGAGGCCGTCCAACGAGTCGAGCAAGTGCTTGCGGAGACGATTGACCACGAGCGACCAATGGAAGACCGATGCCGAGTCCTTTGACAGTTTCACGAAACGATTACCGGAGGAACCCGAAGCCTAGCACGATCTACACGCCGCCTGGCGTTGCGAGCTTCCTGTTCGACATCCTTTACAACTCGATGTCCTACAACGTCCTGCGGCATCCGCAGTTCAAGACGGTGCTCGACCCGGCGATCGGCACCGGCCGATTGACCGACCCTTGGAAGAAGGCTGGATGTCGCGTGCTCGGTTGCGATATTGACCCGCACGTGGACGAATCGCAGTGTGATTTCTGCCACACGGGACGGTTCGAGGACATCACCGACAAAACGATGCTCGCCGAGGCAGATGTGGTGGTTTGCAACCCACCCTTCAATGGCGCTGCGGGGAAGCGACTCTATCCAGAGGTCTTCCTGTCGCATGTGTTCACGTTGTTCCGCCCGACCATGCCCGTCGCCATGTTCACGCCGATGGGCTTTCGTCTGAATCAGCGGATACGAAGCACACGTTGGCGGTGGCTACGAGACTGCGGTGCCAGGATCACATCGGTCGTCAGCCTTCCCCTGGATGTGTTTCCAGGCGTCGAGTTCCACTGCGAAGTCGTGATCTTCAACGTTCACGGCGTCCAACCACACTATTTCCTGCCAGAGGAGGCATTGCGATGAGTCAAGTATTGCTCGTGGCTATTCCAGACCAGAAGGAAGCCCTCTATATCGACGGCCGACTGGTGATTGAGTCCCAGTGGGTCTCGGCGACCAGGCTCCTGGAGAAGCTCGTTGCCGCAGGCATCATCGAGGGCGGCAAGCGGTACGCCGAGGAGAACGTGCTGAACGACGTGGGCCAGTTCCCGCGCGAACTGCCCAAGGTCCGGGAGAAAAGGTATCCATGAACAGAACTATCGAAACAACCGTGGAAATCAACCGGGACGATGAAGGCACCTGGCTGAACGTGGACAACGGAGAAGGCAGGCAAACGATCTCTCTGGATCGCTCGCCGGGCCAGAACATCCACGACTTCTTCCGCCGGAACGTCCTGGAAAAGCCTGCCGGCAGGAAGCTCGGCCATTGGTCGCGGCGCACGGCTGCCTACGCCACCGGGGCCTTTGCCCTGGTTCTGGTCGCCGTGTCAGGCGTTGCTGCCCTGGTCTACGCAGCCACTCACGGCACCGAGACGTTGACCAACCTGGCGTCATCGACGCTTTCTGGCGTCGGCATGGCGATCGGCGGCTGCCTCGGCAGTGCCCTGATTCTGCGATTCAAGGCTGCCCGCAAGTACCTCCGGTCGATCCTCAAAGACCTTCAATAACCTTCAACCTGGGAGTTGATGGGCTGAGCAATATGCCAGCGACAACGCTGGAGAGCAGTCCCTAGCTGCCGGAAAAGACGTTGCTCGAAAAGGCAGCGTGCGCCCTGATACTTGGGAGACTCCCAGGTTGACTTAAACCACTCGACTAGCGCAAGCGGTCTCTGTTGAAGAGGACTCGCCAACCGCGTCTGGCGTTGCTCTAGCTTTTCCTCCAACCATCCTCCAGCGCTCAAGGTGCGCGCCTATGTCCAACATTTTCGTTGAACTCACCGCCATTGACGAGATCAGGCCCCATCCGAACGCGAGCAAACTGGAAATCGCGGTCATCAAGGGTCTTACAACGATCGTCGGCAAGGGCGAGTTCCAACACGGTCAGCGGGTTGTCTTTTTCCATCCCGGAATTCTGATCCCACAGGATGTCAGCCAAACGCTCGGCATCCAGAAGTATCTCAAACACGCCGAACTCGACGGCATCAAGTGCCAGTGTCGGGTGGCAGCCTGCCGGCTGCGAGGCGAACCGAGCTTCGGTTTCATCATCCCTGCCCCCGACCTCTTGCGCGCCCATCCCCTGGGGAGCGACGTGTCGGTGATGTGGGCCGCCAAGAAGTACGAGCCGCCGGCCAAGTATTTTGCCGGCGATCTCGCGCCAGAGGACAGCCAGTTCCACAAGTACACAGAAATCGAGAACATCTGGCGCTATCCCGATGCCTTCGCGGAAGGAACAATCGTTCGGATCACGGAGAAGATTCACGGCACGAACAGCCGGGTTGGTCTGATCCTCAAGAACGGCGAATTCGAGTTCATGGCCGGGAGCCATCGGACCAGGCGGAAGAAACCGGAAGAAGGCAAGGCGTGCATCTACTGGAAGCCGCTCGAAGACGAATGCGTCTTGAATCTCCTCACGCATCTCTGCGATGAGAAGAACTCGGTGATCGTTTTCGGGGAAATCTTCGGGGCGTGTGTTCAAGACCTCGACTATGGAGTCAAGGACAAGGACGGCTACCGGGTTTTCGACATCAGCGTCAACGGCAGGTATCTCGACTGGGAGGCGTTGAAAGCCGCCTGCGCCCAGTTCGGCGTCGAACTGGTCCCCGTGCTCTACGAGGGACCGTTCAGCAAAGACCTCGTGAGGCAGTTCACCTACGGTCCCACGACGCTGGCTACTTCAGACAAGATCAAGAGCAGCTTTAAGGATCGAGAAGGCTGCGTCATCACCCCGCAGGTTGAGCAATTCTACGCTCCTACCGGCGGTCGGCTGATCTTGAAAAGCGTGAGCGCGGACTATCTCGATCGGAAAGGCGCACAGGACAACGAATGACCATCGACATGATTTTCGACGCGATTGCCAGCGAGCGTGCCTACCAAGCCCGCCGCTGGGGGCAACGCCAATGGAACGGCACTTTCCAGGAGCACAAGCGCACTGTCGGCGAATTCCTGGTCTACATGGGGCACTACCTTGACCAGGCGTTCCGCATGGCAACCTGCGAGGACGGCGACGAGAAGACCTTGGAGAGTCTGCGAAAAGTCGTGACGCTCGGAGTCGCCTGTTTCGAGCAGCATGGGGTGCCGCTGCGCAATGCCAATACGCCTTGCGTCAACGGGAGGGACGGACAGCCAGCATGAACAAGCTCATCTTCCTGGACATGGACGGCGTGATCGTCGATCTCCAATCTCCCGTCCATGACCTACATGGCATGGATGTGAACACGGCGTTTCATCGCGGCGAACTCCAGATTACCGATGCGGAACTCTGGGGCAAGACGGATGCGATCTGGTGGGCAACTCTTCCGTGGATGGAGGACGGTCGCGGGATAGTGGCCCTCTGTGAAGATGCCGTGGGGCCGGAGAACGTGGTGATCTGTTCCACGCCTGCCTCTTGGCCCGGTTCAGCCGAGGGCAAACTGCGATGGATCGAACAGCAAATGCCGAACTACACGCGGCGATTCGTCCTGACGCCCAACAAGGCGTGGTGTGCCAACGGGCGCACGTTGCTGATCGACGACCGCGAAAGCAACATTCTGGCCTTCCGTCAGGCCGGTGGAGCCACCTTGTTATGCCCGCGACCGTGGAATTCGCTCAAAGACCACACAGCCGTGGATTACCTACGGCGCGCGATTCAGGAGATGCTCGATGCGTAAACCAACCTACCTCAGCCATTCCTCGCTGACCTTGTGGGGAAAAGACACAGAAGAGTTCTACATCAAGCATCTGGCCGAGACGCGCGCCCCACGCATCGCCCAAGAGGTCTACATGAGCGTCGGTGCGGGCTTCGACGCCTACGCGAAGTCGGCTTTGCATGAGCGGCTGTTCGGCAAAGGGGCCGATCCACAGTTTGACTTTACCGCGATTTTCGAGAACCAAGTCGAGCCGCACAACCGCGACTTCGCGCTGGACGCGGGCAAATACATCTTCGACTGCTACGTGCTGACCGGCGCGTTCGCCGAATTGTTGGCCATGCTCCAGAAGTCGAAGGAGCCGCCTCGGTTTGAGTTCGAGGTCCGTAGCGAGATCAAAGGCGTGCCGATCGTCGGCAAGCCGGACTGTCGCTTCATTCACGAATGCGGCGTCCACGTAATCCTCGATTGGAAGGTCAAGGGTTTCTGCTCGAAGTATGGAGCCTCTCCGAGCAAGAACTACCGCCTTTGCCGTGACGGCTATGGCCCGCCGTTCAAGGCGAGCAAGAGTCACAACACGGCACACAAGGACTACGTGCCGTATGACCACCACGGATTCGAGATCAATCAGTTGTACATGGAAAGCGGCAACGAGGAGTACGCCGACCAACTCTGCATGTACGGTTGGCTCCTTGGCGAACGGATAGGCGACGAAGAGGTAGTGTGCTGCATCGACGAAATCGTCAGCAAGTACATGCCGGAAGGCCGACCGCTGTTGCGAATCGCCCAGCAACGCGCCCGCGTGAGCAACGCTCATCAGATGAAGGTGCTCAGCAGGATGGTCGAGTGCTGGGATGCAATCACGACCGGCTGGATATTCCGCGACCTGAGCCGCGAGGAAAACGACGCCAAGTGTCAGCACCTTGAGCAGAAGGTGATTGCTCTGCAATCAGATGGGTCGGTCCAGGAGAACCTGTTCGCCCAGATAGCGAGGCCCCAGTTCAGGAAGTAGAGATGATTCAGATTCGTGCTAGCAATGAACAAGATGCCCACTATCTGCTGGACATCGACATCAAGTGCTTCGATTACGCCTGGCTGCCGAAAGACTGGCGGCGAATCGCCCAGGACTGCATGGCGTGCGTTGCGACATGGCGAGGCACGCCGATCGGCATGGTGGTGTTCCGCAACAACCGTCAAGGCGATGTTGAGATCGAGAAGGTCGCCGTGAAGGCTCCTTTCCGGCACCAGGGCATTGGTCGCCGGCTGATCCACAACTGCGCCATGTTTGCCCGTGAAATCGGCGCGATCGAACTGCTGATGCTCGTGCCGGAGGGTCGGCTGCGGCCGGGCGAGCCGGATGACATCAGCGGTTGGCTGACCAAGCTCGGCTTCCGCGCCGAAGTCCCGCTGCTCAGAGATTACTTCACGTTCTATGGGCAGCCGGAGGACGGAGTTCTGTTCTCGCACCCTATTCCCCTGGCATGACGATGAGACGCACACGGATTGAATACTTCGACTCCCTCCCCCGACGCCCGCGCAGGATCGGCTACCAGGAAGCCCTGGCAAAGGTCAAGCGTGAGATCAAACGCAAGGCGATTGCCGGTGGAATGATCCTGGACCCGCGCCTCAATCCGCCACGGTTCGAGTGGCATTGGGAATGCAACGGCCGGAACGGCATGGTTCGCGCGAACACCCGTAGCGAGGCGCGCGGACTCGTCAAGGAGAAGCTCGGCCTTCGGAAGAAAGACCGTTTACCCACCCACGCCACACTCATAAAGGTTGACCCCGATGCCGATTGCCCCAAAGGCTCTAACCCGTTTGCGTGACTCGCTCATGCGCGGCGAAGCCGTCGCCACGATCTTTGAGGGCATGGCGATCGGCATGGAACAACTCAATTGCCCCACCTCTCATTTCTCGCTCGATTTCCAGCATCCCGATGACACGCTGGAAGAGAGTGCGCTAATTCCCGTCATCACTCTTTCATTACGGCCCGCAACTATGTCCCCTGGGAGCAAGCAACCTTGACGTTTCATTCCGAAGTCAATCCGATGTTCCGCTCGAAGTTCAGCGAGGACATCTTCATTGCCAAATATCAACATACCGGATGCGAGACATGGGCGAAGCTGGCCGACGTATTGGTGGAGGACGTGTGCGGAAAGCTGCCCGAGACCAAGAATCCGCACCATAAGCAACTGCTCTCCGATGACGAGATGCAGTTACTCAGAGGCTTCATCCGCGATCTCAAGTTCATCCCCGGCGGTCGTTATCTCTACTATGCCGGTCGCACGCGCAAATTCTACAACAACTGTTACCTTCTGTGCGCAGAAGAGGACTCGCGCGAGGATTGGGCCAATCTTAGCTGGAAGGCGGAAAGCTGCCTGATGACCGGCGGCGGGATCGGCATCGACTACTCGATCTATCGCAAGAGCAATTCGATCCTCTCCGGCACGGGAGGATACGCCAGTGGGCCGATCCCCAAGATGCTGATGATAAACGAGATTGGCCGCAACGTCATGCAGGGCGGCAGCCGGCGATCCGCTATCTATGCCTCGCTGAACTGGCGACACGGCGACATCGAAAAGTTCCTGACCGTGAAGAACTGGCACGACCTGCTCGTCCCCGGCACGCGGCTGACGCTGGCCGAGGTCAAGCAACACGACCAGAACTGGCCCGCGCCGCTGGACATGACGAACATCTCGGTGAACTACGATACATCGTGGTTCCTCCCGTTGTGTCAAACTGGCGATCCTGGCGAGTTGTTCAAGCGGAATGTCTTGCAGGCTGTCTCGACGGCCGAGCCTGGGTTCTCGTTCAACCTGTTCGAGCAAGAGCGAGACACGCTGAGAAACGCCTGCACGGAGGTCGTCAGTGGAGACGACTCCGACGTGTGCAACCTTGGCAGCGTGAACCTGGGACGCATCGAGAACATCGAGGAGTACAAGACAGTCCTCGAACTGGCCACCAAGTTCCTGCTCTGCGGAACGCTCCGGGCGGACCTGCCCTACGAGAAGATTCAGAAGGTCCGAGAGAAAAACCGCCGGCTGGGCGTCGGCTTGATGGGCATTCACGAATGGCTGCTCAAACACGGCTATCGTTACGAGGTAACACCCGAGCTTCACAACTGGCTGAGGTTCTACCGGGGCGTCACGAATAAGGTCTCGAACGAGTTCGCCGATAAGCTGGGCGTCTCGCGTCCGATCGCCCGACGCGCCATCGCGCCGACAGGAACGATCGGCATTCTCGCCGGCACCAGCACCGGCATCGAGCCGATCTTCGCCGTCGCCTACAAGCGCCGGTATCTGCGGGAGGGGACCAAGTGGCATTACCAGTACGTCGTGGATTCGGCCGCCCAAGAGCTAATCAAGCTCTACGGCCTTGATCCTGACCAAGTGGAAAGCGCCCTCGACCTTGCAGAGGACTATGAGCGGCGGATGAGGGTGCAGGCCGACATCCAGGACTACGTGGATCAGGCCATCAGCAGCACGATCAATCTGCCCAAGTGGGGAAGCAAGCGGAACAATCCCGACACGGTGAACGATTTTGCCTTGACGCTGGCGAAGTATGCCCCGCGTCTTCGCGGCTTCACCTGCTACCCCGATGGGGCGCGCGGCGGCCAGCCGCTCTCTACGGTGAGCTATCAAGAGGCCGTGGAGAACCTTGGGAAGGAGTTCGAGGAGGCCATTGAGACGCATGACGTGTGTTCTCTGACCAATCATGGCGGAGTGTGTGGAGTATGAAGTACGCCCAAGAGATGCTGCAAAAAGCCTATCGTGTCGCGGAGTTCTACTCGGACGATCCGAGCACGAAGAATGGAGCGGTCCTGGTCAACCGAGAAGGCCGACCGATCGCCAGTGCAGCCAACAGTTTCCCGAGCGGCGTTGCTCCGCGTCTGGAGCGGCCGAAGAAGTACGCCTTCATCGAGCACGCGGAACGGAACGTCATCTTCTCTGCGGCCCGCAAGGGCGAGGTTACGGAAGGCGCGACGCTCTATTGCCCGTGGTATGCCTGCGCCGATTGCGCCCGCGCGATCATCCAGGCGGGCATCGTCCGAGTAATTGGACACAAGCAGATGTTCGATCGCACGCCGGAACACTGGCGAGAAACCATCGCCTACGGCAACGAGATGTTCCGTGAGGCCGGCGTCGAGACGCTCCAATACGACGGGCCGATCGGCGAATGCACCGCCCTTATCAACGGGGAGGTCTGGTATCCATGATTAAAGCCAAGCTACTGAGTCCCGACGCCAAGCTGCCTACCCGGTCGTTTCACTCGGCCGGCTACGATCTCTATGCCTGCAAAGAGACGGAATGCCCGCCGGGCAAGGTGACGATGGTGCCCATCGGCATTGCCACCGAGTTACCGCCGGGTCACGCTGCCCTGGTCTGGGACCGGAGCGGGATGGGCAGAAAGGGCCTGACCGTGTTCGGCGGCGTGATCGACGAGGACTACCGGGGCGAGTGGTGGGTCATGTTGTTCAACTCCACCGATCACGTCTACGTCGTAAGGCACGGTGATCGAGTCGCGCAGTTCGTCCTCCAAGAGGTCAAGCAAGGGCCGGTCGAAGAGGTCATGGAACTGACCGACACGAAACGAGGGGAGGGTGGCTTCTCCAGCACCGGCCGATGATTACCGCCCCTGTGACTTACCAGGGCGCAAAGCACCGATATGCAGCCGCCATCCTGGATCGTATCCAGCCACGATTCGATGAGCCGTTCTATGACTTGTGCTGCGGCAGCGGCACGGTCTCCATCGAACTGGTGAATCGCGGGTTCAATCCGAAGCTGCTCCACATGGTTGACTCTGGGCCGTGGGGCATCTTCTGGGAAGCGATCGGCAGGGGAACCTTCAATCTGAATCGGTTCCGCAAGCTGCTCAATGAGATTCCTGACCGGCCGCTAATTCAGGCTTACGTCAAGCAGCTTTCCAAGCAGCCGGCCCATGTGGACACGCCGTATGTCTACCTGATCTTGCAGGCGTGCGCGTTCGGCGGCAAGGCCATCTGGATCAAGGCTGATCGCTGGCAGAACACAACGTTTCGGGATTTCTGGCAGCCCAATGGAATTGCCAAGCGCAAGTCCGTCGTCAATCCCATGATGCCGATGCCCAACACGCTTTACGAGCGTGTCGTGGCGATCTACGAGCGGATGCGTGGCATACATGCCTGTCATTGCGATGTCCGAGACTTCGATCCGGGCAAGGGCGCGCTCTACATTGACCCGCCCTACGCAAACACAACAGGCTATGGTGACGACTTCGATGTGGTCGCTTACGCCTCCCAGCGTGATTGTTGGGTATCGGAAGCCAAGCCGCTGAGCAGGGAAGCTGTCCGCTTGGCTGATAGCAAGAGCCGCACGCGAGGCGGCATCTCCGGCAACCGTGCCTTGGCTAACGAGGAGTGGTTGTCTCACTTCGCCCTTGGAGCATGACATGCAGCCTTACTACCAAGAAGACAACATCACGCTCTACCACGGCGATCTACGGGAAGTGCTACCCGTGGCGATGCAGCCAAACGCGGTGGACTTCGTTGTCACCGACCCGCCCTATGGCCTGTGCTTCATGGAGAAGGATTGGGACTTCGACGTTCCTGGTCCGAGTTTTTGGGAAGTCATCTCCAATATCTGCAAACCGGGAGCCTTCCTGCTGGCTTTTGGCGGCACGCGAACTTTTCATCGGCTGATCTGCGCGATTGAAGACGCCGGCTGGGAGATTCGAGACTGTCTCATGTGGCTTCATGGGCAAGGCTTCCCGAAATCGTTGGACATTTCCAAAGCCATTGACAAGCAAGCGGGAGTCGAAAGGGCGGTAATTGGGGAGATTGTCAGAGGAGATGTTGAAAAGGCAAAGACCAATGGCTCCACCTACGCGGCTGCAAAGGCCAACCAGAACAACAAGGCGATTTTCGGATACGGTGTTGAGAAGATAACGATTCCGGCCACGCATCTTGCCAAATGTTGGGAAGGTTGGGGGACGGCGCTCAAGCCAGCGTGGGAGCCGATCATCCTGGCGATGAAGCCGTTGGACGGCACGTTCGCAACCAATGCGGTGAAACATGGCGTAGCAGGATTGAACATCAATGCCGGACGGATTGGAACGGATGATCGCGTCTGCAATCACGCTCGTAGTCCCGAGGCCGCCAAGAGCAAGGGGAAATACGGAGACAGTTGCGCGCAGGAAACACATCGAACGGCCGGTCAACGTTTGGGCCGCTTTCCGGCGAATCTTCTGCTCGATGAAGAGGCAGCCCAGGAGCTTGACGCCCAGAGCGGCACGCTTACCAGCGGCAAGATGAAGCCCGGTCAGCAACGCGCCCAGAGCAAAGGCGAAGGCGGCTATCACGGCGATTTCCCCGATACGGCGACTGCCAACGGCACTTACGGCGATTCGGGCGGGGCCTCTCGATTCTTCTATTGCAGCAAGGCATCGAAGAAGGAGAGAGGACCGGGCAACGACCATCCGACCGTCAAGCCCCTGGACTTGATGGAATACCTTCTGACGCTCGCATCGACGCCCAACGGCGGCATAATCCTCGATCCATTTGCAGGCAGTGGAACGACCCTCGTGGCGGCCAAGCGATTAGGACGCCAGTGCGTTGGCGTCGAGTTGGACGCTCACTCCTGCGAAATCGCTGCCGCCCGTCTGAATTCCATCAATGAGAAACATTTTGCACTCGGAGCGTAACGGTGGACATCATTCGTTCTGTAAACGACGATCAAGGAGCGCTCTTGGCGGACATCGCACGGTTGTTCTGCGGCGGAAGGTTCGATTGCGATGTGACCTACAGCACCGGCGGCTTTTACAAGGACGGTCGAGTCCCAGAGCCGCAGTACAAGTTCGATCTCGCGCCACAGGCGGCAGGCGTCATTCAGGCCGATTCACGACGACTCCCTTTAGCTGATGGCAGCATATCGTCGGCGATCTTTGACCCTCCGTTTGTCGCCTCCACCTCGCATCTGGACACGGGGATCATCAGGGGACGTTTTTCCTGTATGCCCACGATCCTTGACCTCTGGGCATACTACCGCGACTCATTGAAGGAACTACACCGCATCCTGAAGCCGCACGGCATTCTCGTCTTCAAGTGTCAGGATGTCGTCCACGGCCGACGGAACTGGTTCTCGCACTGCGAGATCATGCAACAAGCAATCGTGAGTGGCTTCTATCCCCGCGATCTGTTCATCCTGGTGGCCAACAACCGACTCATCCGCGACAACCTCAAAGAGCAACAGCACGCGCGGAAGTTTCACTCGTACTTCTGGGTCTTTGAGAAGAAGCGATGCACCATCAACTATACAAGGAGAGCGGATTGTGAGGATTCTAACCTACTACGGCAAGTACGGGAACCAGCATTGGCTTGCTGACACGCCTGAGCGATTGGAATCCGCGTTGCGCAGGCTGTTCGCCAAACTCGATGAATTGGGCTGCTACGCCGACGACGAGGTTCGCAGCCTGACGTTGGCGAAGGCAAGGGAAGGCGATGCCCGCTCCATTCGGCACATCCTGGAGTCTCGCTGCGACTGTGAATACGAGGGGTGGGATTTGGAGGAGGCCGTTGATCCATGCACCGATTGATAAACGCCGACTGCCTCAAATACCTGAAGGCTACCGAGGAGTGGTGGAGCACTTGCATCGCGGACCCTCCTGATAATATCGGCTTGGGCTACGACACCTACAGGGATCGTCACCCGGATGAAGAATACGTCGGCTTGCTCTACGAGTGGCTGAACGTGTTCATCCGAAAGGCCAAAACGGTCTGGTTCTCTTACAACTCGAAATGGACGTTTGAGATCGGGGCGGCCGTCAAGCAAGTTATCGGCCGTTACTGCGGCGACGTGGAGGCAAAGCCCTGCGTCCAGGTATTCACGTTCGGGCAGCACAACCACCGCGATTTGGGCAACAATCATCGTCCCTTGCTCAGACTTCGTTGGCACGATGCTCCGCTGCTCCCTGACGCTATCCGCGTGCCAAGTTGGCGGCAGGAGAACGGCGACAAGCGGGCCGACCCGCGCGGCCGGGTGCCCGGCGACGTGTTCGATTTCACCCGTGTTGTAGGCAACAGCAAGCAGCGCCGTCCTTGGCACCCGACGCAACTGAACGAGGGCTTGGTCGAGCGGTGCATCAGGTTGACCACGCTGCCTGGCGAGTCGGTTCTGGACCCGTTCGCCGGCACTGGCACCACGCTCCGAGTGTGCAGACAGACCGGCAACCCATGCACACTCATCGAAATCGACCGTGGCTACTGCGAGAAGATCGCGGAAGAGCATGGAATGATGCCCAACAAGGAGGGCTGGTCGTGCTCGTCGTGAAGATCGAACTGCATTCTGCCGTAACCGGCGAGGTTAAGACTATTGCGACCGGAAAGATCGTCAACACTGGCGTAGGAACATCCACCCAAGGCCACTACCGGGTGGAGTTGCGAGATGCCCTTGGCCGCCTCTGGAAGGCCGGGACGGTCGAAGGCTTTCCACGAAAGCGGCTGCTCGCGTGGGATTTGTTGACCCGTGCGCTCTATTCCGTCCTGGGAAGACGGAATGGCCTGGAAAAATGGTCCGAAGTTGGCGGAAATACCCCTCCCCGCCTGTCGTCTTAAATAGAGAGAAAACAAGTGACAGTAACAGATTACGTCGGCCGCGAGATCAAGACCGGATGCACCCTTGCCTATCCCGTGCGCCGTGGTTCGGAGATGAAACTGAAACGACTGACAGTTCAACAAGTCATTCCTGGCGACGAACAGAAGCCGGCCTATGTATCCGGTTTCAATACGGACGGTCGGCGGGTTTACGTTCACTGCCTCAAGAATGCGGTCGTGATCGTTCCCCTTGGTGAACAGTACGAGTAGTCGATAGTTCTGCCGGCCGGGCCGCTGGGTTTCCCGGCCGGGCCGGCAACCGGGGAAGATCATGCTTGGCTGCGCGCAGTGCAAACAATTCGGCTTCCTGAATCTGCCGTTTGAGAGCAGAAGATTCCGGCGAATGCTCGAACGCCGCCATACGAGTTGGGACACATTCCACAACATCGTTTACGAATGGATTTATCCACGCAGTCCAATTGAGGTTTGCGATTGTTGTGGCGACGGCGAGGAATGGTACTTCGAGCCAGGCATTCACTACACAACTGGTGAATGCCGGCCCGGAGAACGGAGATCGCCAGCGGATGCCATTCTAATCCGCAATGAGATTCATCCGCTGTACTGGGAGTTCCTAAAGACAGGAGACAGGCGTTATTACTTCGACCTAGCTATTGGGAACTCATACCACCTTTGTCCAGGAGGAACAGCGTGGAAACGGGCAATAAGCGAACTTGCGGCATTAAAGGAGCCGCAAACTACCCTCGGATCAGCGACGATCCCAAGGTCCAGGCTCATTATGAGCTTTGCCGACAGAATGGCGCATCCCACAAGATGGCCGAACTGCTGGCCCTTCGTCGGCCTCCAGTGATCCGCAACACCTACAGCCCGCTGCATCCTCGTCGCAATCGAGGGCGGGGCTACTAACCCAACAGGAGATCGACTGTGAACTACCGAGGAAAGATTCTGACTATCTCGCCGACCGGCGAGGGCGGCCATCGCAATGAGTACATTTGCACGGCGCATTACGCGGATCATATCGAGATTGTGCCGATCTGTCCGGGGACCGAAGGGATGGTGTTTCCGCTGATCCCGCTCTCGGGTGCAGGGCTTGTCGGGGTGGTCTTTGACAGCCGCGACGACGCCGACTTGATCCGGCAAGTGAAGGATCGGTGCAAGTCCGTAATCCGTGGCCTGGAAGAAGGACGCACCATGCTCTCCTTCCTGTTCCCTCGCAGTGCGCTCAGTGGCACGCGCCAAGGCGTCCAGCAGAATCTTGCCCGTCTGGAATCGCTTGACGGCGACCAGCCGGCAGCCATGAAGCCGCCGGTCCCGAGCAAGGACAGCCGTTCCGCCCTGAAAGAGCAGGGATACTCGTCCGTCCTGGATCGGGCGTTCGCCGAAATGTTCGGCGGGCAGTTCCTGTCGAACGAGGAGTGCGCGAAACCGATGGTCGGCGAGAACCCCAGCCACGTCGGAAAGTTGGTGTTCCTGGAAATCCCGCTCGAATGCGATGATCCGATCGAGCAGGTCAGCGGCGAGTACATCGTTGTCGGCCAGTCGCCCGATTCGCTCTACATCGTGAACACCTGCTGCTGTCTTGCCGGCACCACGGTCCTCCGATTCCCATTCTCTAACGGGGCAGGGAAGGAACTCCTGATCCTCGACGAGTACGAGGATGACACTTTCATCGAGGAGTTCATTGAGCGGCTGGACGACATGGACACCGACGACTACGACGCGATCGACTGCGATGCAGCCGAGACAGTGAGTCGGAGGTTGAAGCGGATGCTGGAGAAGAAGCTGACTGACCGGGCAAAGTCGATGATGGCCAGCAAGCCTGCCGTCAGGCCGTTCAATACGCTTGGCTGCATGACCAGACGGGAGTGCTGCGGCGTGTAACCGAGCAGCTATCCAAAATCGCCAAGAGCATTCCAGCGAGGAAGTGCTGGCTCTCGCGGTCTAGCAATTGACCGGCTGGAGAACCAGCCCATGCAATCCGAAGACCCTGGCGAACTGTTTGCTTGCCGAACCAATGTAACACATCAGAGAGCCAAACGGTGGGTCGATCAGTTTCTCGGAGTTTGGATCGTAGTATTTTGGGCGTTCGTCGGGAACGAATAGGAGACCGTTGCGTTTGAGCAGAGGACGAAAAGCGGAGATGTTCGCCGGACCAACCATGATGGCTTGCTTGACTTGTCGCGCTGCGATCTCTTGGTCGAGCTTCGCCATCCAGGTAGGCCAATCGTCGAAGGGTGGATTCAGGAACACGCGACCATACCAGCGTTGCTTCAGTCCATCAGTCTGCTTCGTGAAGATGGCCTTGGCCTTTATGACCTTGTTGGCCTCCTTGCTGGAAGCCGGATCGAGGTCGATCTGGCCGAGAGCCTGGTGAACGAGAGCGATCAATTCGCGCGGCGTGTAACGCTCGTGGTTGACCGACGTTGACGATTCGACCAGATCGTTGCTTGACGAAGCTGGCGACATGCGAAGGATGAATGGCTCGGCATCATCGTCTGAGTCCCCGCCTATGGGTCGTTTCCCACGTGGAATTCCACCCAAAGGAAGTGCATTACGGAGTGCTGCATAGAGCCGTTGTTGTTCGCTCGGGAGACGGCTCCCGCAATGGTTGCAGCATAGCGAAGTAATCTCCTTCCCACACTTGGGGCAGCGCAGAACGTCATCGGCCAGCTTCCCTGCGGCTGTAGACATATCGGTTCCTTCCGGTGGGAATCTCACCAATTCCCATAAATGGGAATCCTACTGATCGCTGGAAAACAGGTCAAGAGCAAAAAGCGATGGACTTCAGGCGGAGGAAAAAACGAGGCCAGAGCCGGAAAGTCATTCGCTACTGGTTCTCCGAGGAGGGCTACCGGATCATCTGGCGGCGCGAGGTCCACGGCGTTCAGGTGCCGGCCCGCTTTCAAGCCTGCGTCCGAACGGTCGTCCCGAACTACGGTGGTGACGAGGGGAAGCTATTCGAGATGTGGGACTTCGTGACGAAGCCCCGCCTCTACAAGACGCTCAAAGCCGCCCAAGGGGACTGCGAGCGACACGAACGGCTTTGGGCCAAAGCCTGTGAGGCAACTGGCGTCCGGGGCCTTATTGAAATCTTCGGAAAACTCCCAATGGCCTTTCCTGTGTGGGCAAAGAAAAAGCTGCCGCGCAAGGTCATGGAGATTCTGACCAGGCCACGAACAGCAAAGTACCAAGACGAATGCGAAAGCTCGACCGACCCAGACCCCGCCGACCCTACAAGAACTTCGGATTCTTCTGTCTCGTCCACGGAAGTGATGTTGGCAGACCATATCCCTGCCTTGTTTGCAAAGGCCGAGGGTGGATCGAAGAAGTTGACAACCCGGCGCAATGGCTCCAAGAGGACCACCGCCGTCGAATCCTCTGCGAAGCCTGCGGAGGAAATGGCCAAGGCACAAAAGAAGCGTGCCGCAAAGCCTACAAAGAGGCCATCCAGACCTACAAAGAGGAAAACGCCGAGTACACAAGACTTGTTGCCCTCCGGCGACAAGCCCGCAAGAAGCTCACGAAAGACGAGATCGAAGCGTTCCAAGAGCTAGGCATCTAGCCCTCAATAGCGATGAGGCAAGTATCGGTAATATCGGGAATGAACCGGCGTGCTGCCCTGGGAGTCGCCAAGACACTTGGCTGCAATGTCAAGCCGATTCGGCGTACCGGAGAGCTACGGGTTTCCCATCCCGATCTGCCAGCACCACTCCGTATTAGTGGGCACCGCAGAGACGCCAATCGAATCCTAACCGTGGCGCTGCGCCAACTTGCCCAACGAAGTTAAGTTCTGGACCGAATGGATGTCCGATGAGAAAGCTCTGTCCCAACTGCGAAGAATTGCTCAAGGCAAACGACCGTGACCCATCCCTCGGGCACTGCAACGGTTGCGGTTGGTCCGGCCACCTGGGTACGGCTCGCCGCGAACCGTCATTGCCGGCCATGCCGCCAAAGATGCCCTACGTGAGCATTGACATTGAGACGACGGGTCTGGACCCGGCCACCTGCCAGATACTCGAAATCGGGGCCGTCTGGGAGGACTGGACCCGGCCATTGAATGAGCTTCCAACCTACCGCCGGCTGATCCTCCGTGATGAATACCGTGGCGATGCCTTCGCATTGGCGCTGAACGCTGAACTGCTCAAGCAGCTTTCGGGTGAGCGGCAGCCTTGGTTTCTCGACGAGGACAAGGTTGCCGACGACCTGGCCGAATGGCTCAAGTCCTGCGGTTGGGACGGGAAGACCGGCATCACGCCGGCTGGAAAGAACTTCGCATCCTTCGACCGGCAGTTTCTCAAGAGGCTGCCCAACTTCGAGAAGGTGGTGCGACTGCATCATCGGACACTCGATCCCGCCATCCTGTACTGGCAGGTCACTGACGAAAAGCTGCCGGATAGCAAGACGTGCTACGAGCGGGCAGGAATGGATGGGAAGGTTGCGCACACCGCTGTTGAGGACGCCCTGGCAGTCGTGAGGCTGGTCCGCATGGGCGTCAAACGTCTCAGGTGCGCCGTCTGAGCCTGTCAAACGACCAGCCCCATACTTCCTGGGTTGGAATCAGCCCAGTGCCGGGGCGCGTCGATCAACGGCCGGCATTCTCTCATACAAGGAGTTCCCATGTTCGAGAAGTTCATTGTAGGAGGACTCGTCGTCCTCGGTTTCCTGATCGTCCTGGGCCTCTTGATCGCGTTGCCGATCCAGTTGCTCTGGAATTGGCTGTGCCCCATTCTGTTCGGCCTGCCGGCGATCACGTTCTGGCAAGCCCTGGGCCTGTTCGCCCTGGTTCGCTGCCTCTGGCCCACAACCACGAAAGGGTAAACCATGCTGAGAAACACACAATGGTCGCAGGTGAAGAAGCCCAGCGACATCGTGCTGGAAGGCGTCGATGTCGAACTCGACTGGACCGATAGCACCAACGTTCAGAGCATCATCGTCCGCGACGGCAAAGGCAATTCGCTGCGGATCATCAAGGGAGAGTACAGCGGAATGCGTGCCCTGATCCCGGCGACGGTCGAGAAGTACCGCCTCTCCGGCACGCTTTGTGGCAGCCCCTTCGAGCAAGTGTTCGATGAGGAACACCAAGCAGAGGAGCGACAGCGCGAGTTGAGCGATCTGGGCGACAAGGCCGTGCTCAGCATCGAGAAGGTGAAGGTGCCCGCGTGAGCAGCTTGGTCCTAGTCAAACCTGATGCAATTCAGCACAAGCTGTTGGGCTGGTGCATTGCCTGCTTCGAGCATCAGGGCATCGGCGACATCGGCATGGTGCGGATGGACGAGGAGCTTTGCCAAAAACACTACGTCGATCATCTGACGAAGGACTTCTACCCTGGTCTTGAAGAGTTCATGTGTTCCGCGCCGGTCTGTGCCTTGGCCGTGGAAGGACCAGTGGATGCCATTCGCACCATTGCAATGGGCATCCGGCGGCACTTTCGCCAGTACGTTTCAGGGCCAGAGAACCTGGTTCATGCCTCCGATTCGGTCCTGGCTGCCGAGCGGGAACTTGACATCTGGTTCCCGTACCGGCCAGTGCGCTGGAATCCCTACACCAAAGTAGTCCAGGATCACCGCAACGGCACGATCGACGTGACTGCAACAAACGCCGTCCGCGAGGCGAAAAGGCTGCCCGTTCCTTGGACCGCTGAACTCGCGGAAATCGAGGTCCACAAGAAGCCAGTCTTCTAGGAGTTCGATCATGTTGTTCGACAGGATCACCGGCATGTTCAATTCGTCAGACACCGAAAATGACCGGGACGATGACTTCGATGATGACTTCGACGACTGGGAAGACGACCTGCGGGTCTCCTATCCCGAAGACTTCGATCCCTTGTACCAGAAAGACTAACAACCCAACCCTGGAGAACCTATGAATACCAACCTCGTCGGACAGATTGTTGCCGAACTGGATCAGGCTTCGCCTGCCACGCTCAGCGCGGCCCGCGACAAACTGGGTGACTTGATCGCCGCCGTGCGCGGTTCCGTCGAAGAGATGCTGGCCCGATCGCAGCCAAACTACACAGCCATATCGGAGCGTGCCGCCGCGATTGAGGCCCTCGTTGCTGCGCTGTCCGAGCTTGACAAGGCCGAAGCGACGGCAAGGGCTGCCCTGGATCGCATCTGGAAGAAACTCTATTCCGAGCGCAACCAGCAGCGTGTTTGGGCCAAGCTGCGGAACGGAACTCCGGGGAGTGCGCCGGAACCCAACACCGCCTGAAATCCTTTCTGCCGCGACCAAGTGGCCGCGCGAACCGGCTCGCTCATGCTGGGCCGGCTCATTTTGGCCCCGTCTCATTCTAACAGGCCAGGATACCGGGCCTTCAACCCGGAGATGCGAGTTCAAGTCTCGCCGGGGCTACTTTGGGGATCAACACAATGGAAAGCAGTTTGCATAGTGAGCATTGCCGGATGTTCCTGGCAATGCTGACCGAGGCCGCCACGAAGGGCAAGGCCGTTCCCACGGCCCGATTGGCTGAAATCAGCCGTAACCATACGGCAAGAATCAGCAATCTCCGGGCAGCAGGGCATGACATTCGTTGCGAGGACGTGCCGGACAGTGCGCGGGCACCCGGCGACGGCCGCCAGACGCAATATCGGTACATCGGCTTCACCGGAAAGAATATGGCCGACGTGCTTGACACATCTGCCTACGACTCTCTCAAGCCCTCGTATCTGAGCCTAACTCGTGTTCGAGACGGAGAAGAGTTCGGTCTGGTGCTCCGGCCAGAAGCTGCCGGTAAGGGCATTGTGGTGACTCTCGATCAACCACTCTCGCTCAATCCGGGCGACATGCTGCGCATCGAGCGTATCGCTGCCCCACACAAGCGTCAGCTTCCCGCGCGGATCGGCGGGTTGATGCGATGCTGCATGGCCACCCTCGACGAAGCCCTCTTGACCGAGAATGAGGGCGACACGTTGCACTGTCGCTATTGCACGTCCCAGATGCGAGTGCGCAACGGTGCCTGGGAGTGGGATCATCAGGCATCGTGTGCGTAGGCATCCGCAAACCTGGGTGCGACTGTTAATCGTGCTCGATGAGGCCGCCACCTGGAGTTGGTGATGTGTGAAGATGATGTGCCACGTCACAGGAAAAAGACCCCACGACACAAGCGATTCGGCATCGAGCAGTGGTCACGCTGGTTCAAAAAATGGTGCCGTCGCTCCTGGTACGCGACAGCCAAGGCCCGCGATCAGGCGTTCGAGAACCTGACGACAAAGGTTTCGGTTCTGCGCGGAACGAAGTGGGACACGCCCGTCAGAAAAGTTGACCGATGACCAGCGACATAAAAGTCCCGCCAAAGCCGTGAAACAAACCATAGCGTTCTCAATAAAACACTACAACCGCGTGCCCCGTTGGGTGGCCGGAATCCACATCGCGCTGGCCAACTGGCTCGCGGGTCACCATCCTATTCTGCACACGATCGCCGTCCATCTTGCCCCCAACGTCTCCCTGCCGACAAATGACGGACGGCGATGCTGGGGCTGCTTTAATCCCAGACGGCAACCAACCATCACGCTTGCTTGCGGACGCCCAAGAATCGACGGTCGCCTTCCTGATCGAGGGTTACAGACTGCGTTTCTCCTCGGAAACTTCGCCCATGAGTTTGTCCATTACGAGCAGTGGCGGGACGACAAGGCGATGAATCACCGGGGCCTTGAGAATCGCGTGGACGGCCTGCTGCGCCGTTTCCACGACCACATGAGGAAAGCTAATGCCTCGCATGTATGAGCCGCCAGCCGGCAAGGACGGTTGGACCGACTGGCAGAGGCCCGTGATGCGCGGCTACCGTCTGGGCTGCTGCGACTGCGGCCTGGTCCACGACATCGACTTCCGCGTCGTGAAGATCGTGAAGCGGCACCGCAACGGCGTAAAAGAGGGCAGAGTTCTTCCATCCAGAGACTACCAGGTCGAATTCCGTGTCCGGCGCAATGAGCGAAGCACCGGACAGATTCGACGCCACAAGAGGAAACCATGAAATACTTGATTGCCGTGTTGCTCCTGGCGATGACGCCAAACGAACAGCTTCTTGAAACCGGCCGCCATCTCCGGGTCCGGTCGATTATGACCGGCCAGGTGCATCCGGTCCTCCAGGCCGAAGCCGAGGCCCATGCCGCCTACCAGGCCCAGATTCACCGACAGGGCCATTTCTGGTGGGAGCAGTTGCGCTACCCTCGGATGCGTCCTCAGATTCCCGAGTGCCACACCTTCGCAGAGGTCGTGAACGAAAGCTGGCCGGGGCAAGATCAAGAGGCCGCTGCCAGAGAGATGTACCGATCCTGGAAGCTGTCGCCCGGCCATTGGTCTGCCGTCAATGGCCGCTGCCGGTACTACGGCTACGCGATGGTTCGTGGGAGCAACGGCGTATGGTACGCCTGCGGGATTTTCGCTGAATGAAGCCAGAGTACGCTGCCTGGATCGCCGAGAACGTCACCGAGACCTACGGCACCTGCAAGGAAATCACCGAGCGGATGGCCGCCGCCTTCACGGAGCTAACTCGGGTCCGAGGCCACTACTACTGTTGGGTCTGGGGCGAGCGGGCGCACTGGTGGCTCGTCGATGAGCAGGGCGAGATCGTCGATCCCACGGTCGAGCAGTTCCCGTCGAAAGGCTGCGGCGGGTATGCAGCTTGGATCGAAGGCTCACCGGAGCCGACCGGGATGTGCCCGAATTGCGGCGAGAATGTATACGACGGAAACACCTGTTGCAGCGAAGCGTGCGGACTGGCGTATGCCGCTTACTGCATGAATCCATATTGAGAGTCGCAAGATATGAACAAGACCGCCTTGAATCAATTACTCGATGCGCTAACGCGCATCCAGAAACAAAACCAGGAAATCCTGGACTTCTTGAGCGCCAAGGCAAATCGAAAATACTTCCCTCTGGAAGACGCTGCGGAACGATTGGACCGATCTGCCTGGACCCTCCGTCAGTTGTGTAACCTGGGGCAGATTCGTGCCGTGAAAGATGACAGCGGCCACTGGAGGATTCCTGCCGAAGAGATGGCAAGACTCGACGAAGAGGGTGTGCCGAAGCTCCCTATGAAAACGCTTTCTTCATCTCGGCCTTTGTCACGTCGGGGAAAAGGTGCCGATAGCGCTGTTTCATCGCTTCCGTCTGGTGTCCCATCCATTTCGATATAGTGGTCTCGCGGACGCCTTTCATTGCGCAGATCGACGCGAAGCTATGCCGGAGCACATGCCATCCTCTGAGCACCTTCCACTTGCTGTCAGCCATCGTTTGCTCGAATGTCCGTAGCGCCTCGTCCGGGATCAGCGGAACATTGGGCTGCGCACAAATGGTGTACTTGCCGCCCGGATGCTTGGCGAGCCATGCCTTGATGACCGTGGCAAGCCGGGGATGAATCTCGACCGTCCGATAGGTTAGGCTCTTGGAATGCTGCCGCTTTTTTTCTCGAAGAGTGACTATTCCCCGCTCCAAATCGAAGTCTCGGATTTCCGATCGCATGATCTCTGATCGACGCGCTCCCGTGTAGGCGGCAATCGTAAGAGCCGGATGCAACCACGGGGCTTTGCCATTCTCCGCGACGTACTTCAGGAACTCGGCAATTTCTCCCTCTGAAAGGAAGAGGCAGTCCCACAAGTCCCGTTCCTCTTCCGGCGTCAACCCGCCCTTTTTCACAATGGCCTCGATTTCCGACCAGGTGCGGAACGGGGCCTTTTCTGTTCCCTTGGGGAGCTTTATGGCCTTTCGGTCCAAATCCCCTTCGCACCAGCCAAGTGCCTTGGCCCACCGTCGAAATGTGCCGAACGTCACCAATTCCTTACGGAGCGTTTCAGGCTGGACCTTCCGGCCCCGAATGCCGTCTTCCTTGCTCCGCTTGGTCACGTAGGTTTGGAGTGCCCCCACGCCGATGGAGTCGATTGGGGTAGAGGGTTTCAGAATTCGGATGAAGTGGTCAAGGTGGGTCCGTTCCGTGACGATCGAATTGGCGGCCTTGGCCCCGGTCGGGATGGAATCAAAATACTCCTTCACGGCATCCTTGAGACTGTGCGTCTCTTTCACCCTGGGCTTTGCCGCCACTCTCCCACCCGACACGATCCACGTGCCAACGTCCTGCACGTCCGGGGGGATTGTCAAACGCCCCTCGTTCGCCAGCCGCAGAGTCTCCTCAATATCAGCCAGCCGACCGAGCGCAGCCTTTTCCCCGGTGATGTCCAACCACCGCTTGAACTGGCGACCGCCGAACCAGAACCGCACCTCCCAACGGCCTGACGAATTCTGTCTCAAGGTGGCCAT